TTGATACTCAAACATGATCGACTCCTTGTTCTATTTAGACAACTGCATCGTAGTCCCACTCTGGCCAGACGGCTCTGACATATGTTCCATCTTCATATACAATTTTATTACGAATGGGATGTTCTGTGAAAATTGATCCAAATGGTGCAAGCGTATTTTCGAAAATATAAGGTAAAGATGATTCTTTTTCTTTGTGGTCCAAATAATCTTTATTTTTATCAAAATTATAAATAAACTTTTTCAATGGCCATTTATATGACTTTGGTGTTCCATTATGGCCTGCATATGGATTTGATAAAGACCAAAGCTCAAAATCTTTTGTATAGAAAAAAGCATGGTCTAAATGATAAACTGATGGGTCTTCAAGAAATCTTACTGACATATACATTGAAGATTTATCATCTATTGTCCTAGACAACCACCAAAATAATTCCCAACATGTTTCAACATTATTAGGGGATAGTGAAAGATACTCCTCAATAATATCCAATATCATAGAATTTGATTCTTTATAGCTAAGCGATGCTGACAGTATATTTTTCCAATTCGTATCCTTAATATTAAAAAATTTTTCCATATCTACTATGTGATCAGTTATGGAAAGAAATAACTCATCACCACCGCAACCATTAACATTAATAGTTTCACCGTTCCAATTTTCTAAATTATAAAATATATAATTTTTAGGGGAGTGCCACTGGAAAGTAGTTTTTTCTCTCACCAGCATATCATAAAACTTTGGATTCTCTTCTACACTTTTATCTGACAAATATACTATAAGTTGATCACCCATTCTTTTAGTTTGTAAAAGTCCTATTAATGCACATGTGCTGTCTATACCACCCGACCACCACAATCGTATTGGTTTACCAAGTTCCCACAACTCTATAGCTCTACGAATAACCAAGTCATCAAACGTATGCGTAAAGTTTGTAGGAATATCTGGAACTGGATCAAATTTCATATCAAAATTATTAGTAAACCCCAATTTAAAACATGGAGAAATAATTCCGCAAAGATTTGAAAGTTGGGTGGATTGCCGCTGGTCGTGTTGATCAACGTGATAATAAATAACTTTAGATTTAGTCATCTTTATTTTTTAACATTTTCTGTAACTCAGCAGTGCTGCCAACGAACAATGCATTTGTAACACTCTTCGGTGCGTTGTTGGGAACCTCTTTTAGTTTCTTCATCTTCTCTTGCAGATCACCAAGTTTTTCAGTAACCTCTGCGACATTCTTGATTAACTGGCCCGCGACCTCATAGGCTCTTGGATGTTCACCTTCTTTTGCAAGTTCAAGGATACCCTCAATAGCAGCTGAACCCTGATCAACCAACCGATAGAAATTTTCTCTCTGATACTTGTAGTCAAGATCAATATCATCATCAAGCAAGTCGTCTGGATAACGAGAAACCTCAGATATTTTAACTTTAGGATTCAGAGATGCTTCTGGTGGAATAACATCCCCGACTACTCCAAGTGCTTTATCTATTTCATTTACCACAATTATCTCCCACATAAATTAAGTACGGTAATTTTCCGCCTGGTTCACCCGTGCGCTGGCCCCTATACATATAAGTTTCTGGGTCAGCTTCATGTCTCCAAGGACCATAACTACCATGTTTAGCACAATACAAATCAAAGTCCCTTCCTGTCTTACCTTCACTAACAAATTTTTGATACGTTCGCCAGTATGCTGATTCACGTCCATTACGACCATCTGAATTATATCTAACACACAAGTCTTGCAATTCTTTTGACAAGAACTCATACTGTTCAAATCGACCCACCATATCTTTTGCAACCTCATCATAGTTAAAATCATCACCAATTGGTACTGGAATTAACTCTCTTACACCACCCAAATATATATCAACACCAATATTTTCAATACCAGATTCCCGACGACTCACTTCATAACCTTGAGTTGCCGTATTTTCTAAACATATTCCTATAGATACTCCGTCTGCACCTGTTTCGAAACACCAATTTATATATCCAGCATAACGTGGTCTAAGAGAACCGATATCATACTTCCCCCTTTTAAATCCTGCTCGAACTGGAATACGTTCCTCCACATATTCTTTGGGAAACTCGCCAAGTTCTAAGTTGAAATCACGATATTCTTTTTTGAGGAAGTGAGATACACTTTCAACTCTTTCAAGTTCTTTTGAATTGTAGTCATCGTTTTCGAAACGGTCAACTCCGTATCGAACAACAATGTCATCATCAGTTTCAGTCAACCAACGATAAAGGGAGTATGTAGAATTAACTCCGCCGGAGAATGGTATGAGTATTTTCATATATGATTTAGAGATTCTTCTGGTGGAATAACATCCCCGACTACTTCAAGTGATTTATCTATAGAATGGATGGCCTCTCTAGACTTCTCTACAGATTTTTGATGTTCAGTAACATACCCATGATCTGTTTCTATATTTTTTTGGTCACTCATTTTTCAATTTTCCTTTATATAATTATATAAACGTAATAATCCCAATTTCTATTTATATGTCCACCACATTGGCCTCGCCCGTCGTCCAGACTTAGGCGTCGTCCACGTTGGATGAATTGGCCAAGACTGATGACCAAAACCACTTTGAGGAAATTTAGTAATCGGAATATTTCTTTTTCTTAAATACTCTTTCATAAAAACTTTGTATTCTATATTTTTAATATTAACATCCACATTTAACCAAGCTTGTGCCAAAGCTTTATCATAAAACACATTTCTCAGTTCAAGTCCATAAAGCAAACTGTAAGTTTCATGATAATCTAACAACCTTCTTGACTGGCCTCCATAGAAATGTTCCCAAGGAAATATAGTTGATTGATCATCTGGCCAAACATCAAAGTTAGATTTTTCTTTGGTCCTATAGTTATCAAATATTTCATCAGCACCATTTCCCATAATAACAACTTTACTATTAAACCGTTCCTTAGTTTGTCTTCTTATTTCAGCGGTCAAAGGATGTTTAGGTGGTATTTCCTGTGAGTGATCAGATGACTCTTCAATACGATGATAATTTATTATATGTTTACCACAATATTTTATAACACTATCTAATACATCCTGATCTTCAAATTGTGGATTAACCATATTTGTTAACACATTAAACTCTTTCTTGTTATCAGCAAGACAAAGTGCAACCGCGCTGCTATCAAGCCCCCCACTTAAAAACAAAGTGCAATTTGGATACCATCTTTTTAATACTGCATCTTCGAAAGTTTTATCAACATCCTCTAGAGAATTTATATTCTGGTCTAGATTCCATTTAATAAGTTCATCTTCAATAACGTGTAATGTACCATTAACATTAAAGGTACACTTCCTATTACAAGGCAACCTATAAATTTTGTCAGAACGATCCAAATAATCATCTCTGATTGTATATACAACATTTACATCGTTAGGTAGTGTTGTGAAGTAAAAATAATCTCCGTCTTGATGATAATATATTTGTTTTGTGCCCCAAGGATCAGAAAAGAAATTTATCTCATCCCCATCAATGACGATAAACAAAAACTCACCATCCAAATGTTCTGTAAACTTATCTCCATATTCTAGATACTTCTCAATACCAAAATATATGTCACTTGGTAGAGACACATCATAATTATAAAACTCACCCAACAGTAGGAAATATTTACCATCTCGTTCCACTGGCTGTGGCGTGAGCTCACCAGTTAGACTTAACAGATGGTGTGTAATATAAACACCGTCGATCTCTATAGTATTACTGAGGGTAGGACCACCCAATTGTAGATACTTATCTATAAAAATTTCATTTGGATCATTAGTTATTTTGAACGTACACATTTTAATTAAAAATCAAATAAGGTAGACTTTTGTCCCTCCCTAGGCCGCCGCGATACAAATAAGTTTTTGGGTCTGCTTGATCTCTCCAAGGGCCATAACAACCATGTTTGGCACAGAACAAGTCCAAGTCTCGACCTGTTTTCCCATCACTAACAAACTTTTCATAACTGCGTTGATACTGACAACTACGACAATGAACATCATCACAAGTTGACATGTTGTGTCTTTGTGTAAGTTTTTGCAACTCTTCTGGCAACGATTCATATTGTTCAAACCGCCCAATCATATTTCTACTAACCTCTTCCCAATCAAAGTCAGCACCCTTTGCCACTGGTGTCAAATCAGGCATTCCCGCTAAATAAATATCCACACCATCTTGTTCAACAACAGAACGTAATGTATTATAACCACAGTCCATTGCTGTATTTTCTAACGATAATCCTATCGATATTGCATCAGCATTAGATTCAACACACCACTTTGCATATCCATCATATCGTGGTCGAAGAATTCCAATATCATAAGTACCATTTGTAAATCCAGGCCTAATAGGAATTCGTTGTTCGACATATTTTGATGGCCATTCTGATGTTTGAAAATCAAAGTCCCGAATTTGTTGAAGAAAATCTTTTACTTTTTCAAGTCTCTTAAACTCTTCTACATTGGCCTCTTCGCTTTCCCACCTGTCAATTGAATGGTACGCAAGAACATCAGCATCCGTCTCACTCAACCAACGATAAAGGGAGTATGTAGAATTAACTCCGCCGGAGAATGGTATAATAATTTTCATAATAATATATCCTCATGTCACTCATCTTCGCCTGTAACTGGATTAAAGCTTTTCGCGTCTTCAAAGAACGATGTCACCTCATTGAAACCAAAATCATCATCTGCATCAGCACTCGATGGGTCTGGTGTAACAGTAAGTCTCTGTTGACGTTTGGGTGCCGTGTCTGGCATATCAGTAAATGCATCAACCTGTGTCGTCTTGATAACCTTACTAGAGGTAACCGGGCCATAGAGATAGAACTTACAAGTGAAATCTAGAGTATAAATGATTGCTCGTCTTGTGGTGAAGTCGCCCTGATAATCATCCTCATAAGAAATACTGTTGAGAATAACAGGAATGTCTTTTTTGACACCCATATCAGCGTTATCATTCATCGTGATCGTGTAGTCTGGTTGAAAGTATGGAAGAATCTGTTCAACAATTTGTAGAGCATCATCCGACTGTTTTGCAAGAATGTAAAGTTGAAAATTTACATTGTATGGAACAGGCATATATTGCGTGTCCAACTGGTCTGCCTTGTTACCCTTAACCTTCTTAAACTTTTGAACACGATTTAATTTTCGTGCAGGGTCATAAGTAAGTCCTGTAATCTCAAATCCAATACGAGGTAACGTAACCGCAGCAGCTTTACTAAGGTCTGCATCATCGTTCAATCGAACAAGAAACTTCTGTCTTGGACCATAGGCCAAAGGCACCTTCATAGTCTGTTGAATTACTCCAGCATTGTCCTTGCGAACTAACTGAATGTTATTAAAAATTGTTCCGAAACCTACAACTACGTTGCGTACTGTTTCGTGATAGAATTGTTGCCCTAACATTAATCTGCACTCCCTGCATCACCAAATGGATTCGACTCACTGAAGTCCAGTACTGTATCATCCAATGTATCAAACAACTCATTCTGAGCTGTTTTATCTGTACTCATATCACCCACTATATAGTCTTCCTGTATGAGATACTCATCACCACCAGTTTCAAGTAGGATACTTTCACCACCCAAATCAGTCTCATCTTCACCAATAATGTTGTCGCTATCTGTCTCATCCAATAGCAGTCCGCTACCATCACTAGTCGCATGATCAATTCTGATTTCTTGGTTGATTGTAGCCGTTGTTTCTTGTTCAAGAGTAAACTGATGTAGTGAACTTGAAAGACCCAATGAATCTTCAATTGCGTCAATATCTGCAATCCCAGTATCAAGTGTTTCTGAACCATAATCAAACAGACGGCATCGCATCTTGTAAACTGGGTTATTGTCCAACTGATGGAAAGGATCATCGTGATCTACAAAGTTAATCTCAAATAGTTTCTTGAGTGTGGGGTGATAAATTGCATCACCCTCAAGTGGCCTATCAGCATCAGTTGCATCAGTCTCATTTGTAATGTAAAATATCTCGCCCTCTAGTTTAGATGTCGAGAGTGTACCAGACTCCAATTGAATTGAACCAGAAGATGTTGAGTCTGTTTCTGTTTCAATCTGAATCTGTTTTGTCTTTTCTTGAAACCGTGTCTTACTTACAACAAAGGTTGCTTCACTTAGATTCTGCAAACCAAACTGAGACATAATCTCACGTTCTCCTGCAAACCCACCACCAGAATCTTCCATATACATTTCGATAGGAGCCTGAGTGTTGAACTTGGATAATGAGTCTTCTCCAAGAACAGTGTCTTCGGCAACGAATGTGCGGTCAAGATAATATACATCATGGCCATGAATCTGAATAGCTTCTGCAACTAAGTCAGCATATAGAGATTGTTCAGTCGCAATCGCAGACACGCCACTTGTATGAAAATGTTTATTTACTGCCATGTATTATCCCACCATGTAGTTAACTGGTAACTCAAATGTAAGTTGGATTTGTTCTTCTAACTTATTAATCTCTTCCTGTGCCTGTGAATAGATAGTCTCGCCATTCATAGTAACACCACCAAGCATTGCAACACCACTGAACTTAGATAGGTTTGCGCCCCATTGTTGTTTAATCAAAGCAGTTGCATATCTCTTGGGAAAAATATCATCATAGATATCTGTATATGTTGTTGGGTCTATTTTGCGATAACACTCTGCAATGATATAGTCTTCACCCGCAACAAAGTCATTCGTCCAATCACCGTCAATGTATAGACGGTTCATGTGTTGGTTAAATCGGATTGGTGTTTCACCAACAAGGATGTGTTCCAGAAGGTCAAGGTTATCCATAGCCATCTGATACTGAATGACAGAAGTAGAAGATAGGTCATACAAATCATTAAGGCGCAACTGATAACGAACATCAAACATGTTGGAACCACCACCTGTACCTGTGAATGGCCAAACCTGTATCACCGACACAACCGCAGAGGGCATCGGAATAAAATTACTACCCTCTAGAAATGTATCAGTAATAGTACTATCTGCTGTATCTGTTCCCGTTGAGGTTATATTTGCTGTTCCCCTTGCAACATCTTCAGCAGTAATCAAATGCTTGAGATACATTTTCTCAATACCATCATAATGATATTGAGCAAAATATTGAAGAGCCTCATCAATACGGTCATCTGCTTGATCATCTGACACGTTGATATCAATGACACCAGAACCTAGTGCCCTAAAACAATAATCTTTGAATGTTGATTTACTTGTAGGTATGGCCATAGAAGTATCCTTTTTTATATATTTATAAGATTTGTTTTATTGCGATACAGTTTGGACCGAATTCTACACCCTCATCTATCCATCCACCAATCTTGCGAAAACCTACACTTTCGTATGCGGGTAGTGCAGATTTCCTTGGCATTGTCCATATAACTGGACAATTTTCTTTCTTTGCAGTCGATATAGTTAGTTTAAGAAGCATATTTGATACTCCTTGTCCCCGCTTTTCAGGAATGACATATAACCCCCTAGACCTATAAGTGTCTACATTAGTTTTAAACCCACTATTTACACCAATAATCTTATTGTCTTGTCTTACTGCCCAAAAAGTAGGTTTGTATTCCCATATTTTTTTTCTTTGTTTAGTAATAGAAACATTTTTAAAATTTCTCCACAAATTAAAATCAAAAGATAATGCACTTCTATCTTCTATTTTACTGCCCCGGTCAGGCCACAAACCCTCATTCCATAGATCGTATATATCCTCAAAGGTAGTTTCAAAGTATTCGTATGTCATATTACTATATATAACATGAACGAAAACAGAATTGGTATGGTATCAACCTCACGAAGCGGTTGCACAATATTCCGCAGAGATATTTGTAATGTATACGGAATGGCAGACTCCAATTCTTGGTTGAAGAAGAATGATTATAAACATATAGAACAAGCACCATTCTCAGATAAACCCCATATTCTTAAAATCTTAATTCACTATATCCCAGAGAGCGAACTTGGATTTATATTAAACGAAATGCCGAAGATATGGTTATACAGGGATGATGAAGTAAGACAGTTTTTAAGTCACGTTGCGAGATTGCACACAAAGATAAATCATGTGTATGAAAAAAGTGACCAACCAATCTTGGATGATAATTCTATAAGTGCAACACGAAACCAATTTGATATATTTATGTACAGAAAAAAATTGTTCTGGAAAGTGTGGAAGGCTTATGGATTTCTCAAGAATGAACCCCTGATAAAGTTTGAGGATTTTTTAGAAACCCCAACTGAGATTATTGAAAACTTACAGGAGTGGTATTGGAAACAGTTTAGATTTGGTGGACCATTTCAGATTCCAATGCCACACAAGATTCAAATGGACTATACAGAAAAGTTTGCAAACTACCAAGAAATACTGGAGTGGTTT